TTTTTCAAGCCAAGCCTTGTCCTCGGAAGGAACATCTATAATTTCGCTCATTTTAACTCCAACTTGTCATGATTGAGACGGACATCTCACTTGTAAGCATTTCACCTGCAACGCCTGATAAAACAGTAGGTGCAGATATATTGCCAACACTTATTTTTAAAGTTGTTGATGCGGCTAACTTATTAAACACACCAACAATCATATCTTCAATGCCATTTAGATTACCTTGATTATCAAACATTGGCACAATCATTACTATTTTAAAATTAACTTTAGGTGCAACACTTGAGTAAATATTGTTTGACGGTTCAATGTACACATCATCAGGCTGCACAATTACTGAGTTTGCAATGGGAGTAGCAGGTGGAAAAGAAAAAACCTGCCACTCCCCTGCGCTAATTAACGCAGTCGCAAGGGTTGATCTGAGAGTTGTAACGGCAACTGTCATCAGCCAACCAAGCCATAAGGTGATAAGTGGTTTGCTAACAAACCCCTAAGTCGTGCTATGACGGTATTTCCCATGCGGTAAGGTGATGGTTGAAAATCAGGTGAAATACCACCTGCATTACTTGCTTGTCTTGCTTGCCAAATATCTACCGCAAGCATTGCAGACGCTTCACGAATTTCAGCAATAGTTGCATAATCAACATGTGTCGTTGCTTTTATTGTACCGTAAGGTAAAACTGGGTGTTTATCTTCAACTGTTGCGCTTGCAACAACATAGGTGATTGAATAATCTGTTTTTGCTGTTACTTGTTTTCCACCGTTATATTTTAAACCGCAGTTTTCAACAACTACTGTTTCGCCAACTAATATATTGTGAATCTTGTCTGTATAAATTGTGGCTGAAGTTGTGCTAGTAATTTCAGATGCAACAACATTGTAATTGTTGAACCACAAATAACTTTTAATTATATTTTCGGCAGCCTGCGCAACTTCTTCAACTACTGAGTCAGAATATAAACTTCCAATGCCCAATAATACGCGAAGTTCGCTTTGAGTAATATATGTGGCTGCCATCTTAACCTTTCTTAAAAGTTAGAGGGCAAAGGCTTCCAATGCCCTCTAACGCGATTGATCTAACTAATTAGATCAGGACTTGTTCCAGCGACGGATTCCTGCGCCGATCTTTGTTGCAATTGCGTAGTATCCATATACTGCTACCTGTAAGCGACCGTTTGAAAGTGCTTGTACTTGTACGGTTGTCTTAGGTGCTTCGTAGAATGTAATTGCTGAAGGATTGATTAGGAACATTGAATCATCACCAGTTCCTGAACCTATAAATGGGTCAACATAGTAGTTAGTTCCCAATACTGAACCTACAACGGCAGATGGTGAAGCAATACCTGAGTTATTAACAGGATTTGCTGCCGCGTAGATTGGGCGCTTTGTTGAATCTTGAGCGTTTAGTAATACTGACCACCATGAACTGTTAGAAACTAAATTTGTTGCAAATCCGCCAGTTGCAGCATAAGCAGCAGCAGCCTCAGTTGCAATAAATGATTGAAGTCCATCTGCGTCGGCAGTTGCAACAGCAGTACCAGCAGTACCGCCTGTTACAAAAGCAGTAAATACTGCCTCATCTGTTGCTTTTGCATAAGCATTGTTAAGTTCACGAATTAACTCATCATAAAATACTGGAGATGAGCGGTCTAGTAACTCCCATGAAATTGTTTGTAATCCTGCTGCTTTTTTAACATCAACAGTAATATATCCTGAAGCCATCTCAGTACCACCAAGTGCTTCACCCTCTGTTGAGTTGCCATCAATTGTTGGTGCAGTTGTAAGTTTAGGAATTGTGAATGACATTCCTGAACTTGGAAGCGCGCCGCGAGAAATAGCATCCACGGATGGTCTTACACCAATTGTACTTGTAATAAATTCTTGCAGGTGTGGCGCTAAAGTCAAACCTGTATTGGTTGTTGTGTCATCTGTTGCAAGAATTGTTTGACGAGCAGAATCGTCACCCATTGCAGCCTTAATGTGTGCTTCAAGATATTGTCCTGAAGTTAATGGTGCAAGGCGTGGCTTTGTATAAACTGCCGCTTGTACTGTTGGGCGTGAGGCTTCAACCGCAGGGGTCTCTACTACCTCAGTCGCAACAGGTGTATCGGTATTTGTGTTTTCCACAATTTCCTCATTTTCTGTTTTGTTTTCGGTTGAAACCGCTTCCGTATTTTCGGATGCGGCAACGCTTGTTACCTCAGCAGATTTAAATGCTGCTGCCTGTACTAGCGAAACTTCAAGAAGACGAGCCGCGCTAACGCGATAAACACCGTCTTTGTTTTTTCCTTTAATAACTTCAACACCAACTGACAAACCGCTTCGCAAATTTTCACTTGCCTCAATTAGGCTATCTGTTCCTCTTGTAGTGTTAGATACTTTAAATTCAGCATAGATTCCAGTTAAATCTTCTGAAATATTTTTCATGCGACCAATTGGTTTTTTAGGGTCGTGTTCTAATAATAATTTAACATTTTTAGGGTCATCTATTTGGATACTATTTGCTTCAAATATAACTTTACCTGCGCTAGTGTTTCCAATTTCATCACCATAAGGTGCAATTTTTCCTGCAATAATTCTGCGTGATTCAGATGCTTCCAAATCAGCGCTAAAGTTAATTATTTCCATTTGGACTCAATTCTTCCATTGATCTTGCTTGTTCAACGGTTATTAGGTTTAGGGCTAACATTTTTTCAATGACTGCAAGTCTTTCCATTGGGTCGGTTCGCAAGAAACCTGAGTCAATGTCAAAACAAATATATTGTGTCATTGGCGACAGATCATCTTGACTGAATCTACTTTCAATTGCATGTAAATATGGCGCAAGAGTAAATGAAACAAGTTGACGACGGTTATCTAATATGTTCTGATAAACCATACTATTGTTCATGTCAGCATTTAAATAAAAAGCGTCAATGTTAAATAATCTTGCAATTTGAGCGCTCATCTGTTGAATTGCATCATTGTAAGCCATGTCTTTTGGCGAAAACGCAACAGGTTGATAATCAAGCGTGCTTGTTAAATATGCTGTTGATCTTGCTTGTCTAGCAGATTTCCATGATGCCAATAATCCTGCAACTTCTTGTTCCCCTAAATCAGCACCGTTATTTTTTAGTATTCCGCTAGGAATTGGCGAGGTGGCACTTATTGCTGCCGCTTTTTCTAAATCAGATGCTGCTTTTAATATTCTTGCACCTGAAGTTAAAATTGGGTCTTTACCAACTTGAATTGTAATTAGTGAACCAAGTCCTGACATTGGTACTGCTTTACCGTCAACAAAGTATTGATCTACTAATGTATTGTTTTTATTTAATTCAACTGTTACTCTAGAATTAGTAACAAATTGAAAACGAGATGGTCGTTGGTCATCTTGATAAATTTCGGTTACCTGTAAGTAACTTGTCGAATAGAATAGCAAACTATCTACTATCCAACTTAATGTAACAGCATTTGGAGTATTTTTAGTTAATTGATCTACCCATGGTAAATTTTGAATTTCTTGGTTTGTTGCTTTTTGATAAGTATGAAATTCCATTCCTGAGATAATTCCACAAATAATATTGCGTGCTTGTTGCACGGATGGAATTGTTATTGCCTCAGCACGGTCAATTGTAAATGCACTCAACGGTGTGTAGTAATTAAAAGGGTCAGCCATAATAGATGGCGCAAGTTGTGCTTTAATATCTGTTTTTGGTGTAAGTCCTACTAAATCGCGGAAAAATCCCATTAGATAATTATATCAGATATGTTAGACAAATATCTTAGGTACTGAGATAGGTTTGCTCAACATGTGGACAATCATTGCAGTTGAAATACTTGCGGCGACGCATCCCGCCGATTTGCGTCTTATTATTCTCCAGCCCGCGTCATTTGTTTTTGCTGCTGCGTTATTCATACTGCTAACCCATTCAGGTTGACCTGAGTGAACCAATCTTAAATTAGAAAGACTGTCAGCAAGTTCGCCACATGCCTGATAAAACGCTTGTCCTGAAATATCTATTAACTTATGACCTGATTGTTCTAATTTTTGGGCAATAGAAGCAGTTGCATACTTATCATAAGCAATTTGAACTGGTCGGTACTTCATTGCCCATTCATGGATAGAACTAGCCATTTTGACTTCATCAATGGCAACTTCGCTACTAAAGGTTTCCATTACTCCTACTGCGATTTTGCCGTCAATTATCTGACCAGCAAGTAAAGCGCCTGTTCTTTTACTTGGACTTACATCAAATGCCATTACCGTCATTGCACCTACTGGAAGAATTAAATCTGATACAGAACATGCTTCAATACTGCCAAATGTCCAAGGTGACACCTGCGAATCAATCCACATACAAAGAGTTTCAGTCAAAGTCGCTTCAATTGAGTTAGTTGCAATGCTTTCCTCAATTGCTTCCTCAGTTACGGTATATCCAAGGGCAGGATTAGCCATTGCCCAATATTTACGGTTTCTTATGTCTTGCCTTGCTGCTAAAGGTGCTGAATACTCCCAATAACCAAAAGTCTTACTTGGATAATCTTTTGCGCGTTCAACTAAATCATTTAGCACGGTACTAAAGGCATCTCCAGCATTTGAGGTAAATAATGTTTGAGAATTAGGTCTTGCTCTAGTAATCGGTACGGCTGCCTTAAATGCTTCCTCGCTTACTTCGCGTAATTCATCTGCGTAAAGTAGATCAGCGCTCTTACCGCGACTGCCATCCCTAGTTGCTGCAACAATTTCATAACGAGCGCCATTGAGTAAAGTAATTGATTCTTGACCGTTGGCATATCTGATCTGTCTAACTTGCGCTTTTAGAAAGTCATTATCCTCAATTGTGTTAGCAACCTGCCTAAATGTATCTAATGCCATGTTTCTATTAGATGACATTGCAACAATGTTCTTTTCGCCAAAAAGAAACAGACCTGCCAAGATACGCATACGAGCAAGGTGAGTTTTGCCTTGTTGACGGCTACATAACAATAAATTGGTCTTTCTGATAAACATGTTGTTCGCATCAACAGAAAGCATGTCCGTTAACACATAATGTTGCCAAGGCAGCAAAGGCATACCAATTTTCTCAGCAAGATCAGCAACTTCAGCAATACGCGATTTGCCTTTTAATTGTGGGGTTTGTATTCGCGGTTTTGTAAGCCCAAATAGGGGCTTTTTTGTTAGCCCTCGTTGCGCTTGTTTAGGCTTGGCTTTTGTAGGTTTTTTTTGACTTCTCATGGCTTTTCAAAGGGCGAGGCTGGTCGTGTGACCTGCGTCTCAGGGAGAGAAATGCCTTTAAAGGCAGGGGGGGTAGAAACCCGCCTAAAAAAAAGGCTACCCTTGCTTGAGTTGCATGATTTACACGCTGAAGTGAGGTTATCCATATCCCATAGGCTACCGCCCTGCTTTCTTGATGTGATGTGATCTACTGTTGCATCTCCACCCTCTAGGTGTTTGTGGCAGTAGGTACACATGTACCCATCTCTAGCCAAGACCCTGAGTCGCAAAGACTTCCACTTGCCACTACCTAATTCATTCTTACTCAATGCCATCCTTTAACCTTGAAGTGTTGCCATGCTTTACACGCATTGATGTATCCATCACTATCTAATTTATATCTGTGTTTAATATATTTAAGCCCGTAGTCAACCTGCTCGTAAGGTGACTTCTCTAGCATTAAGGGGTTCTTAAGTTGTGGGATACCATAGACAAGGGCATTACCATTAGTGTTACCAATAGCCCTACTATCCCACGCTGACTCTTTACCATACAGCCTTGACAGGCACACCCATTGTTCTTTGCTAACAATCTTTTGAGCAGCATATTCTTGAACCGTAACATGAGGTAATGGTAGTGCATAAACGGAATCAATCTTTTTAGAACTAATACTTAATGCAATTAAGACAAGGGTTACCCCAAATGCTACAATCAACGAACTCGCGAGCAATCCGCTTAAGCGGCTCGCGTTCGCGCTTTTAGGCGCGTCGCTTGCTTGAAGCATACTCAGCATGTCAAATCCTTTGAGCATAGATTATTCTCCTATCTCATTATGTGAAATGTGATTTACCTCACATACATTATTAACCATAACCTTCAGACCATTCATGCCCACAGTCATTGCAGTCATGAAAGTAATCTTCATTGTATTTAGTGGTGTTTGTGTTATACCTTAAACACTCAGGGCATTGATCTTTGCACATACTGGACAAGAATTACCTTCCGCAAGCCAACTACCACATATACAACGCGATACAGACTCAGTCATTTAAGAGACTCATGAACTCACTCATAGGAAGTAACACCACATAATCCTCTACCTTCTCACCCTGCCCATTGCAGCGTAATACTATGAAGGATAGTTTATCTGATTTACGCTCTTTAATCTGTTTAATCCATGCTAAAGGCGAGAATTTAGTTACTGCTTTAACCTCTATGTCAAAGGGAGTACCAAGCACATCACTCCCTTGACGCCCTGCCCCTGTTGACTCGGCGAACGGATACCAAGTTTTTAGATAATCGGCTACCACCTTTTGAGTGCGATAACCTCTATGTTTACGGTGTTGGCTCAACCCTTGCCAGCCCAACCATCACCTTTAAAATGTATTGGTACGGTTGACCATAAACGCCTAAGTTTCCCCGAACATGTGCCACACCTAGGAACTTGCTGGTCAACCGCTAATGTAAATTCTACGCTTCTCTCGCAAAACTCACAATGGAAATCATATCTCGGCATGTTTGTTTAGTTCAATAGTATTAACATTGTGACATACGACACATGTTCTAATACCATCAAGATTAACCATACGAGGGTCATTACACATTTCACAACATTCAGATAGTGGTACTAAGTCCAACTCAACACCCTTATCAGTAAATGTTCTCTTGAGACCGTCGGGATAGATCATCTCCATATCACCCATCTGTTCGGTCATCATCACTAGGAAAATACCAATTGCCATTTTGTGTCATGGTTGCCCATACGGGATTACAACCTTTTATACATAAATACCCGTAGTACGGCTTTCCGCCCTTGCTGATTCCAGTCTTGAGACGCATAAACCCATGAACACACTCTTGCGCTGTTGGAGTTTTAGACCCTATTGAGTCAACTACATCACCTATTGACCAAGCAACCGATTCGGGTTGTTTAGCATTTTCAGCAAAAGACTGTCTTAGTGCAGTCTCTACTACTGCTGATTTTGAGTTGGGTGAACCGTAGATAACTTTAGGAGTCTCTGCTGCAATGACTTTAGCCATTTCGCTTTGAGTTGGTCGCTTCCCTTTAGCGGCGTAACCTGCGTTAGCGAGACTGCGCCCAATCGCAGAAGTTTCTGCGTTCTCCAATGCAGAAGTTGAATTGACACCGCGATCAGTAACGGTCTCATAAGCAAGACCAGTAGCAAACGGCTGCGTGTCAACACATGTCCGATAAATCTTTGCAGAGACAATAAACCGCGTTTCAGTAGCCTCAACAAGTTCGGTATGTACCATAAAATCAGGGTAGTCAGCAATAAATTTTCCAAGTCTCACCTCAACTGTCTCGTAGTCAGAAATATTAAATGCCATCACTTACTCCAAAATCTTCTTCATAAGAGTCTAGGAGTTCGTTGTATATTGCCGCGTAACCAACAAGGTCTTTAATACTGTCTTTATGATTTGGAGTTTCTGTAAGTCTTGAGACTTTGACCAAGAGCATACACATTGAGACTTGCATAGGCGATATGTAATCTCCAAGGTAACCTGACCACAGTTCTGAGATTCGTTCATGATTTGTTTTACTGCTTCCGTAAACGCTACCTCTCTCATTCAATATTACCTGCATTTCCTCTAGTAGTTTAGTTCTGCTTGTCATAATCAAATACCTCATCCTTTACATTGACAATTAAATCGCGGTGACGGTTAGCCATTCTCCAGCCATCTCCACGACCTTTCCAATATCCTGCTTGAAAGCCATTGTCTCTTATACCAGCGACAGTTGACACCAAGCCAATTGAAAGAACAGTTAAAGCAATAGTCCATAAACCTGCGTCGTATAGACTCATGATTTAACCCCTGCACCATACCAAGAACCTGAGTAATCAGTTGTAAAACAGTATTGACCAACAGCATCGTCAAAAGAAATACTGTAATCATGACCTTGTTGAGTTAGATATTCAGTTGCAAGTAAAGCGGAAGCATAGTTTTCAGTCCAAAATATAAACTTATGATTCCAGTTTATTGTATCCTCAAACCTAGGCGCTTGATCTTTCCAATCAGCAACTGAGTTCCATTCCATTTGAGTTTCAGTTAAACGATCAAAGTCGTTTGCGTTGAGTTTCATTTAAAGCCTTTCCGTTACACCAAGTTCCGTTAACTTGGATAAGAGAAGGATGACACATGTCAAAAAAGCCGACAAGACAAATGTCGGCGTGGCGTATAACGCTTTTGTTATATTAGATTCAGCCTATCAAAGGCATCAATTTGTTCATCTATGGTTCTAGGCTCGTAATCAGTCTGATTAGCCATAGGTCTTGCCTTCCACTATAAAACTGCCGTCTTTCTCAATAGGTATGAATACAGGCGATACCTTTTTATTATCTACATATAAAATGCCAAATCCTTGCTGCCAGTTGCCTGACCCACCTTTGAGGTATTTAGCGGAAGAAAACGACATTAAATTTCCAACCTCTAGACCATATAAGGTATGCCCTATTTTGCCCCCTGAAGAGGCTGTATAGGCTGCTAACCCTGCTCTGTGAGTATGTCCACACACTACGCTCTTACCATGCCTTAGAGCCAATCCTAGGGCTGTTTGACCACCCTTTTGAGATACCTGCCCCTCATCTCCATGAAGAACAATCCAGTTAGGTGCAATAGGCATTGGTTCACGCCAAAACTTAATGCCTAATTCAGGCAGTCCAAGCCAATTCTCAAAGCGTAATTCAGGTAAAGATGCAAAGGCTGGAAGTCTAGTTTTGATTGAGTTCCAAAGACGGTCTGTATGGTTAGACCTGACCATATCAGTTACCTGTAAGTCGTAAAGGATTTGCTTAGTAAGTTGCCTATCTCGGTCAAGTGTGCCAGCATATTCTCCAGCCAACCCTCGTTCCCATTTCGAGAGTTGTGGGAGATCAATTTCATCTCCGACGGTTGCGACTTGATGCGGCTTCCATTTAGCAATGAAGCGTATAAGGTTTCTAGTTGCAATTGGGTCATTGTATGGGCATTGTAAATCTGAAATTAAGACGATTCGCTTAATTGATTAGTCCTCATCCTCGTAGGGGTCATGGTCAGGATTGATTGGATTATGGTCAGGGGTTTCAGGCACTAGCCAATCAGGGTATGAAGCCTTGTCATTAATTATTGCAAGTGCTTGATCTACAGGAAATCCAGCCTTCCTAAGCGCCAAATAGTATTCACGCACACTAATTGCGTAGGTATCAAGTTGTGACATAACTTTGTCATGTTGCCACTTGCCTACGCGTCTAGTAACCTTGCGCTTTTTCTTTTGTGCCATGTCTTAAGTTTACTTCCTAGTTATGACAATAAAGAGTTCATCTATCCTGTCTGAAAGGTGTGTTGTTTCTTTTTGTAAGTTAGTCAATTGGTCTTTCATTGAATTTCCCCCATTGGGGCGAAGTTCATTTAGCCAACCTCTGACTAAGTATCTAAGTCCTGCAAGGACTCCGATTAAAGTTGTGGTTAATCCAGCAGCAAAGCCAGCCCACTCAAGGGCTGTCATTACTCTTTACTGCCTAAACCGTATTGTTTTTCTGTTGGGTCAATTGCTTTAATTATTGGGGCAAGAACGCTACCTAAAAGGATTGCATACTCAGGGCGCATGTCTCCAGCAATTGCTAATACCACCGTGATACCACTTGCAACAACGGCTCTAGCGTAAGACTTAATTGCTGCTTTGTGCTTTGCTGATAATTTCATAAGTTACCCCCTAGTAGTGGTATGTCAAAAAACTTGTTATTTTGATTTGGCTTAAAACTAATATGTATGTGTTTTTTATGAGGGTTTAATCCTTTGTAAGCAACCCAACGCCAAAAGGATTTTGCACTACAAATTTTGCCCATAAAGATTACATATAAAATGCGTCTGTCACCCTGTTTTGCTGCAAGTCGTATTTGATCTGCCAAATAGATTGCAATTCCTTGTTCTTCAGATAAGCCAGCGTCAATGTCCAACGCGCAAACTTCTCCGTGTTCATTGGGGTTGTGCTGACTAATTCTTTTTGAGTGACGCAGATCACCAATCCACCCATCCATGCGCTTCGCACGATTTGGGAATGAATCATCTACTTGTTCCCGAAATTGAATTGCAGCCTTTGATAACCAAGGTTTCATTATGAAAGTAGTAGGGCGGCTTCCTCGGTGGTAATGCCAAGACGATTTAGCAATTCTGCCTTGGCAGTTTCTTTTGCTTCCGCTTCCGCTTGCATTGAAATTGCTCTTGTTTGTCTTTCTTTAATTATTGCAATTTCATCTGCATTGGCATCTCTGACAATTTCTTCGCCAGTTGTGCAATCAATGATTTTAATTTGTGGTTTTGTGTTTGTCATTATTTAACTCCGTAAAGTAGGACTGTTCCTGATGTAAAATTACCAGAACTAGGAAACAAAGTTAATTTAGTTATTGCAGTTGTTTGATTATAAAAAAGAGTTTGGTATCTTACATTAAAATTAGCGGTATTAGCATCATAGTTTGTAGTTGCTATTGAATATCCCATTTTTGCAGTAGTTGTGTTTGTATAATCTGGAAAATCAATAGTAATTAAAGATAAATCTGCAACTGTGTTATCTTGCCCTGATGATATTCTTGAGCGGTAATCATCCATTGCTAAATTATCTGCATTTGTCCAATTTGTGTTCAATCTTTGTCTATTAGTTGCATTGTAATCTTGAAAAATCAATTCTAAAATAGCACCATCATTTGCTGGTTTAAAATTTCTGACTACCATTTTTAAATTTATGTATGTTTGTGGAATTGAAGTCAAATCAATTTGCGAACCTGTTAAAGTCGTTGTTGATATTAAAGTCATACCACCGCTAGTAGCAGCAGCACCAGCACCTTTAATAAAAATAGCGGCTGAAGTGCTAGTAAAATCTAAAGTGCCGCTCTCGTATTGTGCTAATGCTAATGATGCAGATGTGTTTACTGTTGCTGTTCCTGCTGTGATAGTGCAAACTCCAGCACCTAAATTTGTTATTTGAACTGTGTCGCCTGCTGCAAACAACGCTGTGTTTACAGTTATTGTTGTTGCACTTGCATTGCTCATAGATATAGCCGAACCAGCGTCGGCGGCAACTAGTGTGTAACTTGCAGTCTTAGCGGATGCCGCACCGCCTAACATTGCTGTCTGTTGTAATGAAGTCATTTGAGCAGCCGTTAAAGTCTGCCCTACTGAAAAAGTCTGTTTAGCCATTGTTTATCTCCCTAGTAACTAAGTATATCATCATCTAATAAGCCATACGCTGAACTGTCCAATATAAAACCATCCACGATAGGTTCTAAAGTTGTGTAGTTTCCAATCCAAGAGTTCGGGCTGATTTCCCAATTTATGCCTTGGACTTGAAGGTTCTTTGTAATAGTAGTTCCGCTTGGTTGGATATTTTCAATCTCAACATTTGTAAAATAATCTATGCCCATTATTGTGCCAATAGGTACTGCCGCCTCATATAAATCAATAGTCATTTGATCTATTCTAATTGTGGTAGTTGAACGAGTGCCAACCACAATAGCCGCTATATTAGCAGCGTCTGTATCGGTTTCAACAACCAAATCTGAGTAGGTTACCGAGTGTGGGAAGTAGGCTGCAATACTCGCAGCGTCGGAAAAAGTCTGAACTGCGCCGCCTATTTTACTTACATTAGCCTGATTGACAATAAGTTTGTCATCAAAAGCAAAAACTAAATTCTTATATGGGATACCAGTAGTTTGATTAAAGTAAATTGGAGTGCCACTCGCTGAACTTATTGTATTTGATCTATTTTTAAAAGCCACATTACCTTGAGGGTCAATATAAAAAGCGCCCTGTTCTGAAGTTTCAACATTTTGGATTGCAGATAAAGTTGTTCTAGAAGTAGCAGGGTCAGCCAAGGTAGTTGAATTACCAGTATCAATAGTTCTCATTGCAATTGGAAAATCTACTTGGTCTAAAATTTTGCCAAGCCTAGTACCAGTATCTTGTCCAGCGATAGCATCCGTCACAGTAGTAATTGCAGCCATGTTTAAAAGTCTAAAAGCATCCGCCGCTTTAATATCTACATAAGATACATTTTCTGCTTGATCGTAAGTATAAATGTAATCTGTTGTATATCCGCTAAATAAAAAATATTCAGTACCGCTATAAGTTGCTGATATGCGTAATTTTCTTAATGGTGTTAAATTGCCAAAATAAGGACTCGCTGGATTTTGGGGATTGAAGTCGCCCGCAGGGTCATAAATTGTAACCGTGCAAGTACCAGCCTCGTAAGCATCTCGGTTAATATTTCTGCCACGCTTAATTGATATGCGTCTAGTTGAATCAGTTAAATCAACAATTATGGCAGGTGTTGAGGACTCACTTAAAACATCCGAACTATTTAAAGAACTTGAATTTAATATAAAAGGATTTCCAAATGTAGCGCCTGAACTAAAATCAAGGCTAATATTTAATACTGGTAAAGTCATTAGTTACCTGAGGAAGGATTTATACTTGCAAAAGAACCTGAAGCGGAGTCTTTAATAAGACCATTTCTAAGTTCATCTAACAATGCTTGAGTAGCGCCATTAACATTAATTACAGTAACAGGCGCTGTAGCACTACCAGCAAAACGACCAGCGCTTTCTTTAAATCTTTCAGCCGCAATTTGTGATTCAGTCATTCCCATATAACCTGTTGTATTAACTAAAGTTGCCGCTAAATCCGTGTAGTAAGTAGTTGTACCTACTGTTGGTAAACCTAATGGCTTTGTTGGCATGGTTTGTAACAGTTTCATCATTAACAAAATTTGTTTAATTAGATTGTCAATGTCTGTACTCCAGCCCGTAAATGGATAAAGGGCTTTTGGTAATTTAGCAATAGCACCAGCAAGATTAGTAGTCTGCAATTGAGATTTAACTAATTCGGTTGCTAACTTTGCAGCCTCTGTAGCATTTTCTTGGATTAAAGCCAACTGTAAAGAAAGTCTTAACTTCTCTTGATCTGTGACTTTACCTTGCAATGCAGCAAAAATTTGGATTTGATCTAAGTCAAACAAGCCGCCAACCTGATCTAATATCTTTCTTTCAGCAGCAATTTTCTTTTCTTCGTCGGCGCGTTTCTTAGCCGCTGCTGCTGCAGCCTCACTAAGTTTCCTTTGTCTTGCTAAAAATGCTAAGTATTCTTTGTTGCGCTTGGCTTGAGCGTCGGCAGCCAACATTGCCTCATAATTAATTTTTGTATTAGTTCTTAATATTTCATTGTAAATTTCGCGGCGAGTTTCATCAACACCAAGCAAAAACTTCCATCCGTCTGTAGTTCTTTTTAACAAGTCACTAATTAAAGGTATGTCCGTGCCGAGCATGCTAGTCAATTGACCTAATCTAATTAAAACCGCGCTTATTACATAACCTAATTCTTCCATTGAGTCTGTCATGCCTTTAGCGCCGCGATTACCTGTTGCGGTCTCAAAAGCCATAACTAAGCCTTGCCCAACTATTTCTTTAGTTTCACTCCATTGATTATTTAATACCGCTACCTTGCCAGCATAAGTATCTAGAAATGCAGCAGATGAACCACTAAATGTATTGTTTAACTCTTTTGTAATAGCAGCCATGTCTGCAGATGCTAGGTATGCTCTATTTAAACCAACATTAAGTGAACCTAGTCCCTTTGTATTTCCTGCATAACCTTTGCTTAGTGCGTCAACAACTGTACTTAATTCATTTGTACTTCCGCGACTTACTTCAATTGCGGTGTTTAAATCTTTTGTTGCTTGCCCAACATTGCCAGTTGACAAATACAACTGATTAAATAATGGAATTAAAGAATCATCCGCAATACCGCTTAATCTTGCTAAGTTTTTAATACCTGCTTCAGTATCAGGAAATGCTAAAAGGTTGCCAGTATTTTTAAGAGTGTTTTGTAATGATGCTGCTGCTTTTTCTGAGTCGGTAAATTCCTTAACAGATGCTTTACCAAATGCAACAATTTTGTTAATTGATAATGCTAAACCTAAAGCCAAACCAAGTTTCTTTGCGCTACCGCTTAACTTATCTAAACCGCTTTGAGCAGCCTTCGCACCTTTATCTTTGTAGGTGGTGACTATTGGAATATCAATTGTCATGCGGCTAATCCCAATCTAGATTTAAATTTACTGTCGGCTTTATTTATTGCTTTAAAAACTGCGTCAATTACTTTGCCTTGATCTCTATAATAGGCTGCGAACAACAAGCGACCTTTATCTTCTCTGCGATTTCCAACTTGTTTAAATCCGCCATAAGTTCCCTGTATTGCTCTATTAAAATGCGCACCCGCTTGAGGGTTATTACTTTGTGAATCTGAAGCACCGTTAAAGTTTTTACGACCAGCAGTTTCAATAATTGCACCTGCAGCAGATTTGTTTAATAAACGATAAAATCCAACAAAACCTGCACTATTGCGTCTTGACGCTGCAAGGCTAAAGGTTAAACCTTTACGAATAACTAGAGGGTTGTATTTAGGAAAAGCGCGCAAGTTAGGTGCTAGAGGTGTCTTTGCTTTTGTTCGCGATTTAACAACATTACCTCTATCTTGCCAACCATATAACCCAATTACATTAGGAGTTACATGGCTTTGCGCGTCTTTAACTACGACCTTTAATGCAATTCTAATTTCTTTGTTCATCTCTTTTAAGAGATCAGGTGCGTATGCTTTTAAGGCTGCCTTAGTTTCAACGAGACCTTTTACCTCTACTGGCATCTTCCACCTTTTTTGCTCTGTCTTTTAGATAAGAGATTGTTGCTCTCAACAATGATCTATCCATGTTTAAATACTCTGAGTGCGGTATGCCAGTTTCAACTGCTAATTGAGCAATTAAATAAGTAAAGTCATACCGCGTTACCCATTTGGGGAGTCGGCATCCATAATCTCTACCTTAGATAGAATTTCTAGATACTTGTCACCAAATGGCGGAACGGTCATACCAGCGCGGCGCTCTGCTTCCCAAGAAAGCCAATAGACATCACTCTGTTTTTCTTCATCACGAAATCTCTTATGAAATCCTGATTTAAAATTCTGTTCAAACGCATATTCAAGTGCAGGGGTTATGTCGTATTCTGACACATCCCCTGAAGCCTTAGTCACCCGAAGTTTAATCATTTTTTCTCCTTAGAATGTACCTGTGGTTGCAACGGTGACAGCACCGTTAACAGTCCATGTTACATCCTGCATGCCTAGATCGCCAACACCGCCGTTAATGTCGGTTGTGTTGTTTACTAGTGCGGTTAATGTGTAAAGAGGGTTTGTTGCGCTAACAGCAGTTCCTTTTTCCTGTAAGAAAACACAGGTAACTGAAGTACCCCAAGCAGCCTGAAGTGTTGCAAGAACATTGGCTGAAGCGGTGTCGTTTAGGAAGGAAATTGTTACGCTTGAGGCTTCCAAGCCTTTTACGAATTTGTGACCTGTGTCACCCATTGCCGTTACCTCAAGTTCATCAAATGAACGGTTTAGTGTGACGGCGGTCACATGGTCAGAAAGGTCAACGGAATTAACCTTTACGCCGACCTTGTTATTTAGAAATACAGCCATTGGTTATTCCTCATCTTTCTTTAGTAATG